TCAGGAACGGGAAACCTTTCTTTGGTTACTAATGCTTGTATATTAAACTCATTAATTTTATAAGCATAATCGGGTGGTTGTCTTACCCATTCTTCACGAGGTATTTCTTCATCAAATATCCACCAGTAAGGGTCTGATCTATTAAAAACATTAATAACTGGTTGCCCTGCCCAAACATGATGCATATTTACCTCAGGTCTATTTGCGACCCTGTCTAAATACTCATATGTATTCGGGAAAAGTATTTCCTCATCTCTGTGTATAACATTAATAGGTAGCTTTCCTGCTGCATCTGCTGCCATAATAGCCAGTTCCATGCACACGGTACTATCTTTACCCCCGCTTTGTGAAATAACTATTGTGTGATCTTCTTCGTAAAGTTCTTGAAGCCTGTTAAGCGCTGCATCAAATACATTGATTCCTATTTTTAATTTCATTTTTCTGCGATTACAAAAAAATATTTAGCGTGTGCTAAAGAGTGTTTATTGTTTATTAGATAATTTTTCATTTCATGCACATCTGTACTTTCCGTTGTGTCTACAATTGATAATATATAATACCAAGTAAACCCCAATTTGTGCAACTCACTAGCAATTTCTGAATATGTAAAACACTGCGGTTGATAATCTATTCCACTTTCTTCTATACAGTGAATTTTTTTATAATTGCCATTTTCATTTATAAAGGTAGATACAAACATACCGCCCTTGTTTAAAAGTTCATATGATTTGGTAATGATGTTTATGCCGCAATAATCGGGTATAGAAAAAAGCGATATACAAAAGTCATAAGTTCCTTGATGGCTAAACACATCTTTTTTAATCCATGTGTTTCTAGGATATTTTTTTTTAGCAATATCTAACATTTTTTGTGATACATCTAAACCAGTGTAATCATTTGCATCTATATTAAATAAATCTAAAAACATACCAGTACCGCAGCCGCAATCTAAAACAGAACCCAAGCCTTGATATGGCATAAGCTCTTGCAAATATAAATTTTCTGCTTCTACTGCTATTCCTACTCTTTCGTCTTGGTAATTGTTTTCATAATCTGATGCCAAGCCATCATAGATTTGCTCTATTGTTTTTTTATACATCAATAATCCCAGTTAGTCTGCCTTTCTACAAATATTCTTTTGTTATTACTGTAATCAAATTTAACACTTCCTATAGAGCCATATAAGCCTTGTTCTCTTATCTTTCTTGTGATAACGCTTACGCTGTCATCATCAAAATCTCTATGCACTGTAACAACGGCATCACTTTGGTTATGCCAATGGCTTGCACCTGCAATATCATACGCTGTAGGGGGTGCATAGCCGCCGTCCTGCTCTTTTTGCATCTTGGTTGGGTGTGCAACTACCCACACCGTACAATCGTGGCTACGGGCAAACCTCTTGCAGTTAGAAATAAAATCTCTGATATGTTCGTCCTCTCTATAATTGCCTTGTCTTTTAGCATCTACCTCATTATATGGGTCAATCACTATTCCATTAATGCCAAACTTGGCTACGCTTTCTTTCGCTATATCTAATATCTTTTGTATGTTGGGTATGTGTTCCCTTGTTTCTATAAAGTAAAAATGCTCATGTATAAAATCCATGCAGGTTTGCATATCATCTTGGGTCATGCGATTTTCAAAACCTTTATCAAATGGTTTTTGCGAAACTATCTGCAAGAGCCTGCGAATGTGCATCTTTGTTGAATGCTCGGGAGAAAACATTGCAAATTTCCAATCATGCTTTTGCGCAATACGAACTAGCATTTGATCTAAAAATGTGCTTTTGCCGTGATTAGGTATGCCAGTCCAAACATGGAATGTTCCTTTCTGCACTTTATATAATTTATCTAGGCTTGGATAGCCTATTTCTAATGGCTTATCATAGTTACCATTATATAAATCTAACACATCTTTGACATAGTTTTGCACCGTATACAAACCATCAACTGGATAAGGTTGTGCATTGCCTATTAAATCCTTTAATGCAGTAGCGCCATGCTTTACCAAAACATCATTTGCATCTTTGCAATCATGAGGTGGTATAACATACCAACAAGCGCCCTTGCCATACCTATGCAGCAATTCTTTGTTAAGGTTTTCTCCTGCACCGTCAGCATCAGTAAATAAAATTATTTTTTTAGCTTTTATTGGGTGTGTTTGTAGGCAACTAAACCTCTTATCATTTTCTTTAAAAGATGTTTTAGCAGGCGCACCATCGGGCAATGTTGTAGAGTTTTTTAAACCCACTTCCCATAAAGCCATAACATCTAACTCACCCTCTACAAATATGACTACATTTGCATCTTTAACATGAGCATAGTTATAAAGACTTTTTTTAGCTTTTGGTGTTTGTTTAAATTGTTTATCTACAGTTCTGTATTTAATGTTATCGCAACGGTTGTTGAATCCATTGAATGGAAAACCAATCCATTTTTTATCTTTAGAAAAAACATTAAAGGCTTGATATGTTTCCCTGCTAATTGATCTGTTTGCAAAATATTTATCCAAGAAGTCATTAGCCTTTGCATCAAAGGGTACAGGCTCATTTGTTTTTTTGGGTGTTTTAAATGTTCCGTTTTTTTCAATACATGACCCACTATAATTACAATGATGACATAGCCATAAAACCCTATCACTTTCTATGGTTAAACTTAACGGCTTATCATTTGGGTTGTGTGGTGGTTGACACTGTGGACAATTTATTTTTTGGTTTCCCTCTATCCAATCTCGTACAACTATATTAAATTCGTTTTGTAAGTTAGCCTGCAAGTTCATTTTTACTCCTTTTCTTATTCTTTTGTATGTCTTTAGTATAGGCGGACTTGCGTGTCCTAAGGGTAAGGACATTGGTGTCCACACTCAAATAATACCTATTGCTAGTTCCTTTTCTATGAGTAACGCTTATTAAATCATTGTCTTTAAGCCAAACAATACAGCGCCTTACAGACCTATCTGTAATGCCGCAAATTTTGCCTAAGTGTTTTTCGCTTGGGTAGCAACTGTGCTGTTCATCTGCATAGTTAGCCATAATAAATAAGACTAGCTTTGTGGTCGGAGTGTTACATTTTTGTTTTTTTGCCCAACCTAAAGCCTCAATACTCATAGCACCCATTATGTGCTTTTAAAATTATTTTACAAGCCTAAGTTATAAAAATCATTTGGCTCTACTCCACCCTCTGTTAATCTATATATGCTTTCCATTTCATCTTTTCTTGGAATGCGTTTACCAAGACACCATTTAGCAACAGCGTGTACGCTAAACATTACACCTTTGCCATTAGCGTAATCAGTAAAACTTTGATAGGTGGCATTGTTTTCTTTTAGCCATACTGGTAATTTCATATTTCTAATATATCAGTTTATTGGTTGCATAGCCACCCATAATGTGCAAAAATAGCTTTTAATAAATTGATATTACTATGATAAACAACCCCTTTGAACAACACGGCATTGAGTACCTTAGTGCTACACAAATTAACGAATTTATTACCAATCCTGCCCGTTGGGTATTATGGCAAACTGGTTTCAGAGATGTTTTCGGATCGCCTGCTATGTGGCGTGGCATATGTGTTGATAATGCTATTGAGAAATCATTAGAAGAAATTGAAATGCCAGTAGATGAGTTGGTTAAATATGCTTTGCAAAAATTTGATATAGAGTTTCAAATGGCGCTTGATCTTAACATTGCCTATGACGGAATAAAACTAAACAAGGAAAGAGCAGATGTAGAAACCTATGTAAAAATTGCTGTTCCTTATTTTAGAAAAATGGGCAAGCCAATAGCCACCCAAAAAAGAATAGAGTTAAATTTTGAAGAACTGCCTATACCTATAATTGGTTATTTAGACCTGCAGTACGATGGGCAAGTGCGAGATATTAAAACGGTTGCTAGGTTGCCTGCAAACATGATGTCATCTGTAAGAAGACAATTATCCATATATGCTGCTGCAGAACAGTGTGATGCTTTTGTAGATTATGTTCATGTAACCAAGACAACACAACAAGTCAAAAGCGTGCCAGTAGAAAACATAGACGGCACAATTAATGAGGTTAGGCGAGCCTGCATAAACATGATGAATGTTTGCGCATACTCAAATGACATAAACGAGGTTGCTCAATTGTTCTTTCCGAACTTTGACGACTGGAAATGGTCTGCTGCAGAAATAGGTGCAGCTAAAAAAATATGGAGAATATAAAATGACTGATACTTTAGTAAGCGCTCTTATCAAGGCGCAAAATGAAATTGATAATGCTCATAAAGATGCAAAAAATCCATTTTTTAAGAGTAACTACGCAACACTGGAAAGTGTTATTGAAGCCGTAAAGCAACCACTGCTTGATAACGGGGTTTTATTTGTACAAAAATCATCTATAAGTGAGGACGGTGTAAACATTGAAACTTGTTTTTATGGGCATGGTGAAGAAATGCAAACAGGGCAACTTCATGTTCCTGCAGATAAGCAAGACCCACAAGGTTACGGTAGTGCTTTAACCTATGCTAGAAGATATAGCCTTGCTAT